CCCGTGGTCGCCTACAGAACCTACTACGTGTGTACCAAGCAGCGCATGTTGCAGTACACAAAGCGACCCTCCCCCGATTTCCTGACGCAAGCGATTTACATGACCGCCGTAGGGTAAGAGTATACCAACGCGTTCAAAATGTCTGCCTCTTCCTCTGTCGTTAAGGCAAACAAGATGCCTGCCAAGAAGTCCGATGCCAAGCCCGTCGTCGTCGCTGCACCCCCCGCCCCTGTCGCTGCGGCGGCCCCCAAGGCCCCGAAGGAGGCCAAGGCCGTTAAGGAGCCGAAGGCCAAGGCCGTGAAGGTCGAGAAGGCCCCGGCGTCGTCCGCCTCCGTCACGCTCCCGACGGTGGAGGCCCCGTCTGCCCCGGCGGTCGCTGAGCCGACGGAGAGCTCGGAGGTCCAGCTCGCCGCCCTCGGTGAGAAGCTCAAGGCCCTCGGCGCCGAGCTCCAGACCAAGATCCGCGACGCCGTGAAGGGTGTTCAGGATGCCATCAAGACGGCCAAGCGCGAGGCCCGCGATGGCAAGAAGAAGAAGCGCAAGGACCCGAAGGACATGAGCCCGGAGGAGCTCAAGGTCTACGAGGCCCGCCGCGCGAACAATGCTTTTCTTGTCCAGCGCCCGCTGACGGATGAGCTTGCCGCGTTCATGGGCCTCAAGTCGGGCGAGAAGCGCTCGCAGACGGAGGTGACCAAGTTCATCTCGGGCTACGTCAAGCAGCACAACTGCTTCGACCCCTCGTTCAAGCGCCGCATCCTCCCGAACGCCGCGCTGGCCAAGCTCCTGCGCGTCTCGGACAAGGACGAGGTGACCTACCTCAACCTCCAGTCGTTCCTGAAGGTGCACTTCAAGAAGGCCGAGGTCAAGGCGTAAGTGGTGTTTTTTGTTGGTGAAAGATAAATGTCTCACATCAACGACCTTCGCCGCACGCAGGGGCACAAAGGACACTCGTCCAAGCCCACGACCTTCCACGGCATCGAGGGAGAGGGCCAGCGCTACATGCACAGTGGCCCCGCGGGTCACACGCGCCGCCATCACAGGCTTTACCCTGCACAGGGTCGCCCTGGGCACTACTCCCTGCCCGACAAGTACGATTACCTGATGGGCAAGCACAAGGGGTCGAAGAAGAGGATTGCGGCCCACAACAAGGCTCACGGAATCACGGGTGGCCGTCGCCGTGGTCGCAAGAGCCGCTCCACTCGTCGCCGCTAAACGCTCGTGGTGATCCACTCGTGAGGCATTTCCATATACAACACCGTGCTGAAGAAGGGCGACATCCGCTCATCCAACACCAATGCACGCTGCTTGTCGTTTTCCATCAAGGTCTTGACCATCCTGCGCAGAACGACAGGCCTATTCTCCACGGACTGATTCACCTTAATCCGACAGGCACCTGAGGTATACCCACACAAGGACGACGCATTACACGCGTCCTTTTGTTTGAACTGCCCGCAGGGAGTGCGCACCTTGTTCACAAAGTCACGGGGATTGGCCGTTGCGTCCCAGTAGGATTTCTTGGTCATCCATGTCTCCAGCCGCTTGTACAGATTGGCATCCCGACGCAGGATGCTGTTGCGCAGGGGGCTGAAGTCTGCGTTCTGGATATCCTTGGACAGCGAGAACAGCAGAAAGTCAAAGACCTCGGCGGCATACGACACTTCGCGGAACGTCTTGACATCTTCGTCGTTGGGTTGTCCGTTGACCAACTGCTCTTCGTTGGTGGTGCGAACCGTGCCCACAACTTCCTTGGCCGCCACTCCTTGCGTAGGTTCACCGGGCTGGAACGGTGCGCGGAATCCAGAGGCCAGCAAGAACTCCGTCGGCCTGCCCTCCGCATCTGCCAACGTCTCGGCAATCTTGAATCCAGCATGCTGCGTTCCGTCAAGGAAACCCTTCAGGTCCTCCTGTGTGGGCAGTTCTTCCGTCTTGATATCTGCGTATCCACTGCGGATGGGAACACCAGGTAACGGCGACTGTGTATTCGGCTGAATCGGAAGCACAACCACCTTGGGCACAAAGACGGCCTGTACGCGACCGAAGGGATCATGAATCAACTGCGGACTGGACTGGGACTTGACGCGCAGTTCCGTGAGTGCCGACTGCAGATCGGGTGTGTTCGACGCACAGGCTTGCGAGTGCAGGGCATTCAGGGTGCGAACCGTATCCTTCTTGAACGGTTCCTGCTGGATATCCACCTTGTAATCGAACTTGTCCCCTGACTTCACGGCTCGGCGCGTCGCGTAGCCCAGAATGTCTCCATCCAACAGAACGATGGTGCGGGATTGTGCGCTCAATGAATCCGACCAGTATCCACACGACACCGTGTTGGTCTTGGTGGAGACACGGATCACGCGGCACTTCAGAATCGAGGTGACATACTCCAGTTCGTCCATCGCAGGAAGGCTGCCCTTTTGGTAGGCGGCGGCGATACCCGACACGATGCGGTCCGATTGTGTCTCACCTTCACCAAGGTCGGTCCATGTGCGGAAGAAAGAGCAGAGCATCAGTCTCTCCACGGCCTTGTCGGGCGCGGGGATGGGCGTGGCGGTATCTTTCAGGAACGTGGGCAATGTCTTGGAGGGACGGCCCACACCAATGCGGAAAAAGTCCGCGTTGCCCGCCTCGATGCGCTTCTTCGGGACACTCGTGGAGTAGGAGGTCTTGATGTGGAGAGACCGGGCCAACTGCTCCGACAGGAACCCTAGCCGCTTCTCCGGCAAGTTGGAGGTGCCGAGAATGTAGGTGTCGTCCTTGGACTCATCTTTGGTAATGACTTCGGTGGACCGCTTCTCCTTGTAGCAACACGGCTGCCCTTCCTTGTAGGCAGGGAACACATTGTCCTGGTTCCGCTTGATGACGCTGAACTCCGGAGTGCGATCCGCCTTCTTCGTAATCACCTTGCCCTGGCACACGGGGCACGCATCGTCCACCAACTGGTCGGCACGCAGAGGAATCTCGTCCACGACGCACCAATACTGCGGGCAAATGGCCACGCCGTCGGGCTCCTTCAGTTCCAGCGTGTCGAATGCCCGCGCCGAATACTCTGCGGGAAGTTTGGCTTCGTCTTCGGGAGTGAGCACCAAGACCTGCTTGGTCTTTTCGCAGTTGGTGGGGTAGGAATCATCAAAGATCTTGGGATTGAACTTGCGCAGACGGCGGTTGAAGTAATTGTAGGTGGTGCCCTCTCCCGATTCCACCTTCAGTTTCTTGGTGGGTGCGGCTACGGCGGGAGCAGGTGCGAGAACAAGGGCAGGGGCAGGGGCAGTGGGTGCCTCTTCTTCCAATCCTAGCAGGGCCGCCAGGTCATCGTCCACCTCGAAGTTTCCCTCTTGGACCGTGACGGTTGCCGCGGGAGCCGAGGCCGCTTCCACGACTTGGAGACGGCGGGGACACACTGCATTCACGGCCGCATCGTCGGAGGTCAGAACATGGCGCAACAGGCTGGCATACTGCAGAACCCGCTCCACATTGGTCACGGAGGATACAATCACTTCCTTGCTACGATACTTGAAGGTGGGGTATCCACGCAGAACCCGCTCAATATCGAACTCTTCTCCGAGCGACAGGAACTTGCGGACCAAGGCGTCGGCATCCGTCTGCGTCATGCCCAGTTCCGCCACCAAGGTATTCGCGTCCGAATCGTCCGTTTCGTGCAGGAGTTGGTAAGCCTTCAGTTCCTGCGGCGTCAAGTCCGCAGACAAGTGTTCGGCCCGCATGAGACGGAACGCGTCATCCTGCGTGGAAAAGACTGCGCGCAAACACGGAAACCGCAGCATGTCGAAACTGGAAATCTCCTTCGCATAGGACGCCAGAATGGAGAGATCCTGCAGTTCCCACCGTCCCAAATCAAGATCCTGCGGCTCCACAAACGGCGTAACGGCATCCAAGGTCTTGAACCACTTCACAAAGTCCTCCTTGATACTGTCCATCGTATCCTTGGACTCCTTGGTGCGCCATGCCGTGAAGGTAATGTCCTTGTTCGTGACTGCGATGCGATCAAAGGAGGTGCGGCTGGTTCCGCGATAGAGCAGCAGGGTGGGCAACTTGCGCTGGGGCTGTGTGTTGGAGGCCCACGACTTCCACAAGGTTGTGTCGACGTACGGCTCCTTCGTGGTTTCGTCCGTGACAAAGAACTTGTGACGCGTCTTCTCCTGTTGGGACGTAAAGTAGCCTACATACGGGGTCTTTTTGTTGACGGTTAATCCGTAGAACATTTCCTCGAACCGAGCCCGGGGCGCGCTGAACTCCGTGTCCACCAACGGCACAAACCACTTGGCTCGCAGAATGGACACGTGGTTTGGCTGCGGAGTATCCAGGTCCAGCAAGGTCTTGAGCTGTTCGGTCGTTGTGCGGAGGGAGGTGATTTCGGAATCCGAGAGCCGCTGCGGTGTGTCGGACTGAAGCAGGGGGAAGTAGACACGCTGCATCACTTGCGAAGGGTCGACAGGCAACGGCGTGACACGGAACTCCTGCACATCCTTGCCTTCAGGGTAAAAGGTCTCGAACAGGCTCTGTCCACTCAGCACGGGAATACGCGACGCAGGAACGTCAATATCCTTTGGAGGCAGAGGCAGGATCACGCAGCGGTCGTCGGCGATACCGAAGGGCCGCCACTCCAGAAACGGAGCGCCAGGGGAAAATACAGATTCAAGAGAAGAGGGGCGCGTCATCCATTCGTCGCGGGTTGCGGGCGGCTCCACCAAGCCGATACCGCGCACTTGCTCGAGATAGACCTTGAACAACTCCTTGTCCACTCGTGCCCCGTTGAGAGACACGCGCAAGAACAGGGCCTCCCAGTGACGTGGATCTGCGTAATACTCTGCGGGCAAGGAGACGTGGGCCTCAACATACAACCGAGTGGGATACGAATTCACGGCAAGAGCGATGTGCTGTCGCACAATGTCGAGTGTATCGTCCTCAAAGAACGACACGGACCCCGCTCCTACAATGGGAACTGTCTTCATTAATGACTAGAGGCATTACTTTTCGGTCTTGTCGACGGCCCCATCAGCGCTCTGTTTCTTTTTGTACGCGTCACGCTTTCTTTGGTTTATCTTCTCTCGATTCTTGTCTCGATAGGCCTTCATCCTTGCAATGTAGCCGGGGTCGGCGGCTCTTTTGTCGCGCTTCTCCTTGCATATCTTCTCTTTGTTCTGCTGGTAAGACTCCTTCTTCTGCTTGACAATTACATCCTTGTTCTTCTTCACGTATTCGGCCTGCTTTATCCGAACCACCTCTTTGTTTCTCGCGTATCGTTGCTTGCTCTTCTCCTTGATAGTCTCCTTATGGGTATCGTGATATGCAGCATTCCGAGATAGAACGTGCTCTTTGTGTGCCTCGTAGTATGCCACTGCTCTTGCGTGTTTCTCCTCGTCGCTTTTGAACGCAGGTAATGTGTTGAGACAAAGCGGGTCGTCCTTGGACGATGCGATGTATTCATTCTCTTTCATACGGATCTCTATTCTGTTTGCGCATGAAAACGCCTCAACGAGTTGGATCTCCACGCGGTCCCAACCAATTGTTCGGATATGGGTATACAATCGCGAAGTCATTGTTTTGGACGACTCCTTGTGTCCCCAGTATCTCGACTTTAACTCTGCAATCGTGGAACCATAGTAGTAGTGACCGTCATCGCATAGAAGACGATATATCTTTGAGTTTTCGTATCCCATTTATTCATATGGTCCGAAAATGTTAAAATGATTATAGAGGACTATCCGAAATGACCATCCCACAATAAGGCATCGGACTACGGGTATAATTCACGGGACGGTAGATGCCAAGACCCACCGCGTCGTGCAGGACACGCTTGAAGTTGTTCCAGAACTCGGGAGTGTGTCCGATGGTTTCCGTCATGAGGTGGCTCATTTCGTGGAGGATCACGAACATCACGGTGTTCTCATCGACCAGCGGGTAGTCGGGCGGTCGGGTCTTGTCGCGCAGGCACACCACGATCTTCTGCCCCTTGTTCTCCGAGTAGGACGTGTCGGACGACTGCATGTCGTTCTCCACAAACACGTCGGAGTTGAAGTTGGCCAAGAAGCGTCCAACAGGCGGATCGGCGGCCAAGGCAGGTTCGGAGTAGCGAGCCTTCAGTTTCTCAAGATTCTCGTGGATCTTGACCATCAAGTTCAGAGCCTCCTCCTTGTGGGGAAGGTTCTGCATCTCGTAGGTTTTTCCGTCCGATCCTTCCATCGCAACGGTGTTCTTGGGTCCTGAATAGTAGAGAGCCACGGCTGCCACGGTCAGACCAGCAGCAACGGCGAGCATTATGTAGTAGTGGGAAGAGGTTTAGGCGCACAGGCCGTCGAGGGCGCGCGACGCACGGAAGGGGTCCGGGTCGATGGTCGAGTTGAGGAACGGGCCCACCTTCGCCTGCGAGTTGGGCACCTCCGAGCGGATGTCGTAGGTCGGGTTCCGGTTCGTCTGGCCCACGCCGACAATGGAGACGTTGGTGTGGTAGCTCGACTGCAGGAAGTTCTGGCCCTGGAGGTCGTTGACGCCCGTCGGGTTCACGGCGGCCCACGAGGCGCCAATCTCACCCTTGGGGAGCAGCTCACCCGCATCGAGGGTGCGCTGGGTGTACGTCTGCTGGTTGGTCGGGGTCGCTCCCTGCATGCCACTCACCTGAACAGCGTTGCCACCCAGGCTGCCCGTCTCGGCCGCCGGCACATACGGGCCGCCATCCGCCATGGGTGCCGCCGAACCCTCTCCACCCAGCTCCTGCGGAGACATGGTGCTCATGCCATCAAGGACGACACCCTTACCACTGGCATACGACGTGAAAAGTCCATAGACGACCACGATTCCGACAAGGACGGCGCCCAGACGAAGGATCTTTTGCTGCGAGAACTTCATCGTAGTTTATTATCACGCACAGACAAATTTCATGCGGAAGTTGCTTGACCCCCTGTTAAAAGATGTATTGGAGCAGTTCCAGTCGGCGGCGGTCCAGGAGCCCCTGGAGGAGTTCGTGCTACGACCCTTGCTGCAACGCATCCTAAACCTTTTGTACCCCTACCTCTTTGGGGTCATGCTCCTCTGGATCATGATGTTCTTGTGTCTCGCTCTCATCCTCCTCGTGCTTCTTCGGGGTAGTGTCGTGGACGCCGTGAGCGCCTTTGCCGTGTTCAGGAAACAGTAACTCGACGAGGCGGTCCCGACGGAGGCTCCAGAAGCCACGGATGTTGCGGGTCTTGGCCTCCTCGCGGAGCTCGTGGATGGTCATCTTTTCGATACGGTAAGAGGCAGGAAGTTCGGGGAGACTCAGAAGCCGAATCAAGTCGGCACGCTTAAGGATGTAATACTGCTTGATGTTACGGGAACGGGCGACCTGCTTAAGCTCGGGGAGAGAAAGACGGTCCATGGTGAGGTCCGTTAGCCAGCCGCCGCGGAATCCGTTTTTTCGCCGCCTCCTAGTAATGAAGCGCACCCCCGTTGTACTGGCCTTTTTCATTGGAGCGTTGCTCCTGGGACTCTATGTTGCGTTCCAAGTTCCGAAGACGGAGGCCTTCAGCATGGCGAATGAAATCGGCGCCCCTGTGCCGAGGTCGGCCGTCTACCCCATCGAGGAGGGTGCGTCGGGCCCCGGCAAGGTCGACCCCGCTCCCTACAAGATCGCAGAGGATGAGAAGCTGTTTGCCTTTGACGACAATCGCAAGTCTGCCGAATGCTGCCCCAGTCCCTTTGTCAGCGACGAAGGATGTATCTGTGTGACGGACGCCCAGAAGAAGCAATTCGCGGCGAGGGGTGGTAACGGACAGATGGCGTGATCACGTCGCGTCTAGGGGTGGTAATGGAAATGTCTGACTAACTACAATGGAACACCTACGGGCACTCATCACCCACCTGAAGGATGCGTCACCTACTCTGACGTTTCCCAAGGCGACGGAGGAGATGTTCACCCACCTGCAAACTGTACTCCTGCCCCATGCCATGAAGGTGGTGCAGAAGGACAATACCCTGTTCCGCGGAGAGGAGGCGATCCAGCTCTTTGAGGGAGTCGACATGCGCCGGGCCTGGCCTGGGACGGACGAGGCATGGAAGAAGCTCCACATGACCCTGCTCTATTCCTTCATGCAGGGTGATCCGAAGGCGGCCCTTGGCAAGGCCCTGGATGCTGTCAAGAACCTGCTTCCCGGAGGAACCACGCAGACGGATGAGATCCTGAAGATGCTGGAGGAGGAGGATACCACGTCGTCTCTTCACGAGATCTTTGAACTGGTCCTGAACACGCGTCTCGTGACGGTGGTGGGCGATCTGGTCTCGTCGATGGACTTTGACGACCTTGGGATTGATCTCGAGAACCCCACCGAGCTGCTAGAGGCTCTCCAGCACCCCGAGCGCAGTCAGGCCATCCAGACCATCATGAAGCGTGCCCAGGACCTGCTACAGGAGCGTATCCGCACGGGACGCATCAACCAGAAGGAGCTGATTCGTGAACTGGAAACATTGCGCGCCAAGTTCCAGTCCACCTTTGGCAAGTATCTCAATGAAATGGTCGTCGGGCAACAGGGTAACACAACGGGCAATACATCTGCCACCATCATGGGCAACTCCCCTGAGGCTCGCCGTGCTCGCATGCAGGCACGTCTTCAGAAGAAACTTCACGAAAAAGGTCGCAAGTGAAGATAAGAGATGAGCGAACCTTTCTGGATCGCAGACCCGTCTGTCTTGTTTCGCTCGGACACATGGCTGTCCTTCGTCCCCACCCCGAACATGACGGTGGACCAATCGCTCAATGCCGTCGTGCGATTCGTCACCTATCTGTCGACCCTGCTGTTTCTCTGCTCAATGGACTTCCGTTACATCCTGTATATCCCCGTGACGATGATGATCACGATCGCCCTACACAAGTGGTTTCCAGTGGCCAAGGAAATGTTCCAGGGGTCTCCGTACGTCTCGGGGTACGTGGGCAAGGCGACGACGAAACCCACACAGGATAACCCCTTCATGAATCCGTCTTTGATCGACATCAACGAAAACCCGAACAAGCCGCCGCCTGCCGAAATCACGAGCCGTGAGATTCGCGAGAAGGTGAATGCATCCTTCGCGCAGACCTCAAATCTGTATATGGACACCAGCGATGTCTACGCCAACATGCGTGCGGAGATCAATTTCCACAATGTGCCGACGGATGACCTTGAAGGGTACAAGAAGTTCTTGAATGGTGGCACGAGTTCCGACAAGATCCTGAACGAGGGCTATGTCCCTGCGAAGGGAACCATCGCGAGCCCGAGTGATTCGGCCTTGTATGATAGTGTCACGGGACGCAATTAAATCTGACGACGCGTCTTGCGAGTGTCGGCCTTGCGACGGCGCGTCGACGGTCCTCCCTTCAAACCCAGTTTCGTCAGGATATCCATGCCCTTGGTCTGCGAGCCAGGCAGCACGCGATCGGGACCCACCTTCGGGCGATACTTCATCGTCGGGAAACTGGTCACGCCCTCCTCGGGGGGCACATCCTTGGACTCGATACGCACAATCTTTGCCTTCCCCTTCATCTTCTTGGCCGCCGCACGGAATGCCGGCTCATTGCGAACGCAGTGCTGGCAGCCATTCATGAAGAACAAGACAAGAACAGGACGCGATTGGAGAGACCTCCGCGCTTCCTCCATCTTGGCACCGCCGTTATCGAACAAAAGGCCAGCCATTTATATCACCTACTAGAAAATGACGAGCATCGGGTCTTCGGCTGCTCCCCTCCGTCCTAACGGAACTGAACCTGTGGTCTTGAAGCAATACAAGGATTACACGGAGTCAACGGCCGTGTCCTTCAAGACCTTTGCGCCTCGTGATCCGACGACCCAAGCAAAGTATGACGCAATGAGCCCGACGTGGGAGGGTGTGGATCCAACAAACTCGGCGATTGGCAGGGGTGAGTTCCGCCTCGATACTGTGCCGTCGGCCACCTACACTCCCCAGGCTCCTCCTCCTGAGGCACCCGCCGAAGCCAATTGGTTTTGTGTCGTCCAATAACAATGTGGTGGCTTCCTCTGTTGTTGCTCGTGGCCCTCTTGGTCATGACGAGTGTAGAGCGCTTCACCGAACCCGCGGGTGGGTTTGCGGTGGTTACGCGTCCCGACACGAGCACGCTCTGGACCAGCAAAGTCATCGCCACCACACCGTTCGGCAGCGATGTTCCACCCTACATTGATGCGCTTGCTGCATTCTACGACAAGGTCTATGCTCCTGCCCCCAACCGTCCAAAGGAATCCGATGTCGACGTCTTCCTTGCGACCCCCTACCCAGGAACAGACCCTGAATCGCTGAAGACCATCATCATGGAAGCGTTCCACATTGATGCCGCAATGGGCAAGGCGGCCGGAGAGGCCAAGCAGACAAAGTTCGAACCCTCTTCGCGATTGCTCGCACCCAAGGACGGCGTCGACCAAGTTCGTGATCGCACCGAGGAGGAGTACAAGCCCACCGACACGATAGGTCCATTCGACGAATCTCCTCTTGGGACCGTGTCTCCAACACCACAGACTGTTCCATCGAGGGGCGAACGGAAGCAACGTGGACTGACACCCGTTGAAAATATTTGATAAGAGTAATGAGTCGGATAGGGTGGAGTCTCCTGTTCATCCTGATTGCAGTCTGCGTGTACGCATCCGTTAACACAGAACACATGGCGACTGCGAGCGGACATACGCTGGGTCCGAGCACAAGTGTGAACAGTACTGCCTACGCAGATATGGTGGCCGAAGAGCTTGGACAGGTGATTGCGACCCCTGGAGTTGCCACGAGTGCCGCATCTACATCGGATGCTGCTCCTGCGACGACCATGACATGCCGTCAACTGCAGGATCGGTTCACAACCGCTGCACTCAACATGGATGTCGTGCCCAGTTTCAACGAGTTTCCTCCAGGGTGTCATCCACCCGAGTGGTTTCCTCGGGATGAGACTGCGCGGACTTTGATCGACTACAGCTCGCCCCCTGAGCGGTTCAATGCAGCCGCGGCCGAACTCGCAGGTCAACCAAGTGGGGCATCGTCAGCTGACGAGCCCTTGTTTCCGAACCCGCCCCCGCAGTGCCCGCCGCGCCGACCGTTTGTGCCCGGCAAGGGCTGTGTTGGATCGAATGGCAAGACCTCGAAACCCATGTGTTTCGACGAGGCACCCTACATTCCCGACCCCGAGGGCAAGACGATTGGAACCTGTGGACCTGTTCCCGAACCCAAGAGGGTGACCCAGAACCGCGCACCGCCCCCCGAAGGACCTCCGGGCGGATACAGCGATGAAGGAACTCCGGCACGAGTGGCGCGCCCGGCCTTGACGGGTCTCCAGGTGGGTGGACCCAGCGATGGCGGCATTGGTCCGTCAACAACGTCGGGTAATCGGACCTGGGGAGGAGACGGGGTCAAGTACCCCAACCTGCTTGGACCGAACCCCAAGGATGAAAATCTTCCCGACAATAACATGACGGCCAACCTCACCCTGCCAACACCCTGCCAAGTGGGTGCCGACGGAAACACACTGTATGCTCCAGGGTGCCGTGCGCCGACCGACCTTGGATACTTTACCCTACCCAGCATTCCAAAAACGGAAGGTAATCCGTCACCGTTTAGTGGAGATTATACAGTGTTTATGAGATAAGATGGCGACATTTGGACTTCGTAATCAGCGTGGATCCTGCTGGGTGAACGCAACTCTTCAAGCCATTTACCGCCTCCCCGAAGTTCAGCAGCGATACACCGACGAGAAGGCCGATGAGAACAACCCTATCGACCTTTGTCTTCAAGAAATCTGGGCCTCCAAGGGCGACGAGGGTCTCAAGGCCCTGTACGAGGCTGTTAACACAGACCTCATGCCCGCAGGAGAGGGCATTGGTGATTCGCATGAACTGCTGGAGTTCTTCTGCGACAAGCTTCCCTTTCTCGACAAGCTGTGCCGCTTCAAGATGTCGCACCAGGTCAAGTGCGCACACTGCGACTACTCGGATCTGCGCACGGATTCGCTGATTGAATTCTCCGTGACACCAACATCCAAGAAGCAGGGGCTGATCACGACCATTGGGCACGCGGTCCAGCCTGTCGCCATCTCTGACTGGACGTGCGAAAAGTGTAAGGAGAAGGGGTGCACAAAGCAGCTGCTTATGGGAACCTTCCCCGATGTCTTCGTGTTCCATTGTACGACACTGGATACGTCCGTGTCGTATTCACCCCTGCTGAATATCAACGGACAGCGCTATGCCCTGTCCAGCGTGGTGTGCTTCAATGGCGGTCACTGGTGGACCTATGGACGCTCGCAGCCACCAGGGTCGAACTGGGTCGAGTTTGATGATCTGCGCGTCCAGGACCACGGCCCGCACAACTTCCCGTTGTCGGACACGATGCGTCTGTTATTCTATTATCGCCTCAAGGAATAAGCAAGGATGCCTAGCAGTCCAACCGATACCGCAACCTTGAACTTGAATGCGGCAAGCTTTGTGGCGACGAGCTTGTCTGTCGTGATGATTCTAACCTTTTTCGTCTTCTTCATGAGCGGCTCTTTGCTGGCTGTGATTGTCTTTTGGATGGTGCTGGTGCTGTCGTCCGTGGTTCTCTGGGCCTATGGATTCATCAGCAACGATCTCCTTCAGCTCTTCACCTATTCCAAGCCCCCGCCCGCCCCTGCGCCTGACAAGCCCGAACCTGGCAGTGGGCTGGTGGGCATGGAGGTCTTTCACATCGACAATAGCCGCTTCACCTACGACGAGGCACCGGCAGCGTGCGCGGCCTTTGGTGGAAACTTGGCGACGCTTGAGCAGGTCAATGAGGCCTACAATTACGGCGCAGAGTGGTGTGGATACGGTTGGTCGGCGGGTGGTCTTGCCCTGTTTCCCACCCAGCGCGGAACGTGGGAAGCCCTGCAGCAGGAACCCAGTTCCGCTAAGCGCACTGCGTGTGGTAAGGTGGGCGTGAATGGCGGCTACTTTGATCCCTCCTACAAGTTCGGTGTGAATTGCTATGGATACAAGCCCGCAGCCAGTTCCAACCTCAAGCTGCCCCTGCCGCCTCCTGGCGTGAATGCAGACACCTTCAATTCCATGGTCGCACGGTTCCAGGGTATGTTGTCGTCCTTCAATGTGTCGCCGTATTCGCGCACGCAATGGTCGGGCTATGGAGCGTTGGACACGGGCGCCCGGGCAACGGCAGAGTACGGAACCCAGTTTCAGCAGAACCTCTCTGGCCTTGTGGGACCCGGCACCCCGGCGGCCCCTGTCACCGTCTCCGCTGCCACTACCACGGAGTCCTTTACGGTGAGGGAGTCGGATGCGAACATTCTCGATCCGAACCGCCCGGGCGGATACACCTACATTCAGAACCCTGCGAATGTGGATGGGCCGGGTGCCCCGGGTGGAGCAGTTCCCTGGTGGATGATGAAGAATCCCATGCCCGGGATGACGGGTCCCATGGGAATGGACGGAATGGACGGCACGGCACATGGAGCGAGATGTGGATGCCCGCCGTGTCAAGCGGTTGCTGCGGCAGGTGCCACTGGACCTATGGGACCTATGGGTCCTATTGGACCGACGGGACCGATGTCGATGGGAACGAACGTTGGCAATGCGGCTCCCG